TTAAGATACTTGATGAAAATGATATTAAAAAATATGATGTCTTTTTAATAAAATTAGTTTCACCTGTACCAAACCATGCCGCAGTTTTCATAGGAAACGATAGAATTTTACACCACGTATACGGTAGACTATCCAATAGAGAGCTTTATGGGGGATATTGGAGAAAGCATACCACGCGCCATTTAAGGCACAAATCATTATGTTAAAGAAAGTAATACTTTACGGAGAATTAGCGGAAAAGTTCGGGAAGGAGTGGTCCTTAGATGTAACCTCGCCCGGCGAAGCTTTTAGAGCACTTGATGTTAATAATGTAGGATTTAGACAATTCGTAGCTTCTTCAGAAGAACGAGGTATTGGCTATAAAGTAATAGTAGGAAAGTCTTATATTAATGACTATTCTGAGCTAGGACACCCTTCAGGGCGTCAAGAAATTAAAATAATACCTGTAATACTTGGAGCAAAAAATAAAGGCCTAGGCATGGTTCTTATGGGGATTGCTATTATTGCAGGTGTAGGACTTTACTATCAAATGGCTATGAATGCTTCTTTAGCAGCAGCGGGTGGTCTTGGCGCGATACCTATGACTTTTGGACAAGGGTTGTCGTTGGCTATGGCTAGTCCTGTAGGCGCAATGGCAATAAAGTTCGGAGGAGCCTTATTACTAGGTGGAATAGCTTCTATGCTAGCTCCCACTCCTGAACTCCCAGATACAGCTGATAAGCCTACAAACTATGGGTTCGATGGAGCAGCTAATACAGCTAGACAAGGTTATGCTATTCCAGTAGCTTACGGGCAATTATTAATAGGAGGAGCTGTTATAAGTTCAGGAGTTTCACCGGAGGATTATACACCATGAGTAATAAAGATTGGATTAGAGGCGCCGGCGGCGGAAAAGGCGGTGGCGGTGGTGCACCTAAAGAGGATGATGATACGTTATTTTCGGATTCTAAAGCTAGAATTATTGATTTATTATCTGAAGGAGAGATAGTAGGGTTATTAAATGCTGAAAAGTCTATTTACATAAATGAGACTCCGTTACAAGACTCTGCAGGTGGGAGTAACTTCGAGAATGTATCTTACATTACTAGAGAGGGTACCAATTCTCAGAGTTATATACCAGGGTTTGCAGGAACAGAAACGGGAATAGGTGTTGGTATTATAGTAACTAAAGACGCGCCTGGAGCCCTAATCAAAACATTTTCGTCTACTACAGTAGATGCAGTAAGAGTTGTAATACATACACCAGCTCTTTTAGATGCGGACAATGATGAGGGAGACTTACATGGATCTACTGTATCCTTCAAAATTTGGTTAGAAAAGGATAATAATGGATACTGGTCTGAAGAAGTCACGGATTCTTTTACAGGAAAGACCTCCTCAAAGTACGAAAGAGCCTATAGAATAGATATTCCTTGGACAGATTTTACTACTATAGCTATCAAAGTAGAAAGGACTAGCGATGACGCTACTTCTACAAAAGTATCGAATGAAATATATTTTAGTTCTTATACTAAAATTATAGATAATAAATTAACATACCCTAATAGTGCTCTAGTAGCCACGCAGATAGACGCTAGACAATTTACTACTATCCCTAGTCGAGCATACGAGATAAAAGGAATAAAAATAAAAGTTCCTAGTAACTATACTCCTTACGACCCAGGTCATTGTTCATTATCTGGTTATAGACGCCAGGATAGATGTACGCAAGCGGGTGGAGAATGGATACAAGGAACTTGCTCAGATAGTGATTATACTACTAAAACAACTTGTTTAGCGGCGTCCAATACTTGGACTGGTTCAGGGGATGTAGGAGATAATCTATATTCAGGATCGTGGGATGGTACATTTGATATTGCATGGACTTGTAATCCTGCTTGGATTTTATACGACTTATGTACTGATGACAGGTACGGATTAGGTAAATGGCTGTCTGCTAGTCAGATGGATAAGTGGTCTCTATATGAGATTGGAAAGTATTGTGATTCAGTAGATAACTCGGGAAACTTTATTGGAGTAGACGACGGATGGGGTAATAAAGAAGCACGATTTGCTTGTAATATGTATTTACAAGGAAGGGAAGAGGCTTTCAAAGTACTAAATGATATAGCCTCCTGTTTTAGAGGTATGATATACTGGCAACAAGGACAAGTTAGTTCTGTACAAGATGCACCTAAAGATCCAGTTATGAATTTTTCAGATGCTAATGTTATTGATGGCAAATTTACTTATGAAGGAACTTCTAGGAAACAAAGACATAATGTAGCCCATGTTACTTGGAATAACCCCGAGGATTTTTATAGACAAAATGTTGAGTATGTAGAGGATGCTCCAGGCATAGTTAATGCTAATAACCAGATTTTTTCTACCGATGTAATTGCTGTAGGATGTACTTCACAAGGTCAGGCTCGTAGAGTAGGCAAGTGGATTTTATATACTGAAAGATACGAAACTGAAGCTATAACCTTTTCAACAGGTATGGAAGGTGCAGTAGTTAGGCCCGGAGACATTATTAAGGTAGCCGATTCCCATAAATCTGGTATTCGTTACGGAGGTAGAATTGCGACAGGTAAATGTATTGGAGGTACTTCTACTGGACTAGAGACTACTTCTGCTGCTTGTAGTGCAGTAAGTGGTACTTGGGATATTTCTACAACTACTACTATTAAATTAGATGCTCCTACCTCTGTTACTGCCCTTAAAAATTATAAGTTATCTCTGATTAATACAGAAGAGGCTTGTGTACGGTCTGGAGTTAAACAAGCTATTGCTGCTTTATCATGTAGCGATGCTTCCTATAGTACAGAAGACACTTGCTTACAATCAGCAGGAACTTGTTCCGGAGGTACTGCTACAGGCTCTGAAAACTATGGTGCATGTATATGTATAACAGATGCTATTTGGACTCCTACTAATACTTGGACTAGTCCACAATCTGTATGTTTAAATGCTCACGTAGATAACGAGTGGAAACCGTATGTGTGGGTAGAAACAAAAGATGTTAACTATGTATCAGTAACAGAAAAAGTAACAGAAATTACAGTGACCTCTGCATTCGCCAATACTCCTACCCCTAATTATATGTGGATACTAGAGGAGATGGGGTCTGTAGAGGCTCAAGATTTTAGAGTATTAATGACTAGAGAGTCTGGTGCTAATATAGTTGAAATTTCAGCATTGAAATATCATGGGGCGAAGTATGATCTGATAGAAAGGGATATAGCTTTCTCCTCTAAGTCTACCAGTAGCTTGCCTAATCCTAGTGATCCAATACCTTCCCCATCTAATTTAACTATTAACGAGGAAGATTCAATGGGTAATGTAAAAAATAGAGCAGAATTTTCGTGGGATGCCCCAAAAACTGCGGGCACTGCAACCACTTATCCGTATATTGCATCTTATTATGTAGAGTGGAGAAGAAAAGCTCCCGCTATTACAAATTGGATTTCCATTGGGGAAACTTCCGCTCAAAGTATTATTATTGATGATGCTCCAGCAGGTACGCTAGAGTTTCGAGTTAAAACAAGGAGAATTTTCTAATGATATATTCCCCCTATGCCAGTATAGAGGCTGAGGTATATGGCAAATTATATGCTCCAAATGATGTAACTAATTTTAATATGGTTGCACAAGGGTCCAGCGCCTATTTATCTTGGACACCTGTATCAGATTTAGATGTTATAATTGGAGGATCCTACTGGATTCGCCATACTAGTAAAATTAGCGGAGTAACTTGGGCGGGGTCTACGGACGTTACTAAAACTGTACCAGGTAGTACAGATAACTATTTAGCACCCTTATTATCGGGATCGTACTTAATAAAGGCACTGGATTCATCTGGTAATGAATCACAAAATACAGCCTTCATAAAATCTAATACAGCGGATATTTTAGCACTTAATGTAGTATATACTTCTAATCAGAACCCTTTATTTGGTAGTAATACTGCCGATAAAGGAATCAATGACTCTAGAAATTCAAATGTATTCTACGACTCTAGTGATAGTACTATCGAGTTAGCCTCAGCTAATCTTAGCACTGGTACACATGACGCTTATTATGCTACTGGTACTCATGAGGATGATGTAGTATCCTCTGGAACACACGATGATGCTAGATCTACAGGTACTCATAATGCTATATTAAATGCAGGTAGTACTGAGTTTCAAAATACCAACTTTGTAGATACCGCATCTGGAAATTTTGACGATAGGAGTGGTAGTTTTGATGATATTATTCACATTACTAATAAGCTAGAGGATGATAACGCCTCTTTTGACTCAAGTTGGTTGAATAACCTTATTAGAAATACTACAGATGATACTACCGCAACGGTAAGTACTGTAGATAGCGGTACAGTATTAACCCTTAGCTCTGATATATTTGATGCTTCTGGAGAGGCCTATAGGCTGGAGACTAAAACTAATCAATTAAGAGACACTTTGGCTACATTTGTAGCAGGAGATGTAGGTAGAACGGTACGAAATAATACTGATAATGATACGGCAACCATATCATCTATAGATAGTTCTAGTTTGGTTACTTTGTCTTCTTCCCTTTTTCAAAATGATCACGGGGATACATGGGAGCTAGAAGCGGGCCCTAATAATCTTAGGGATACCGGCGCAAGCTTTACTTCCGCGCTAGTAGGAAGAACTGTACGAAATACAAATGACTCTACTACTGCTACTGTAAGCGCTTTTGTCAACTCTAACGAGTTAACTCTATCTTCGGGGATCTTCGATAATAAAGATGGACACGTATATGAACTGGAGCCAGGGTACGATAGACTATATGATCCTTCCGCTAGTTTTACAGATGAGTACATAGGTAAACTAGTACGAAACACAACAGATAATACTACTGCTACAGTCTCTTCTAGAGTGGATGGTACTGAGTTAGTGCTATCCTCTGGTATCTTTGATAATCAGGACGGAGAGGGCTATAGAATTGAAGTACCTAATGGTATTCTCAGAAATACAGGGGTCACTTTTGTAACAGCAACTCACGCTAATAGGATCATCAGAAATCTGGATACTGCATTAGTAAGCACGATTATTTCCGTTAATTCATATAATGATTTAGTACTAGAAGATAATATATTTGGGCAAACTGATGGAGCTAATTATAAGGTTGAAGGGGACATACCAGCACTAGGGTATTATTATTTTACAGATCAATCAATAGATTTAGGAGCTATATATACTAGCAGAATTACGGGGTCACTGTCAAGTACAGGAGTAGCTGTAAAAGACTTGTTTGATATACCTACAGGGCTATTCGACTCTAAGTCAGGATTGTTTGACGGTACTGATATTTCTGGTACAAACTCTGTATTAGAAGTACGAATTACACAAGATGATCCCGCTAGCTCTCCTACCTGGGGTACGTGGACACCTTTCTTTATAGGAGATTACTTCGCTAGAGGGTTAGAATTTAGAGTAAAGCTTACTAGTGATAATACTTCAAATAATGTACAAATAGACGCATTAACTGTTACAGTAGATATGCCCGATCAGATAAAAAGAAATTCAGGAGTAACTAGTAGTTCTGGTACTAATAATGGTACCGAAGTTATTGTATATGCTACTCCTTATAAGGCTGTACCTACTGTGGGTATAACTCTTCAAGATTCAAATACAGGGGATTACTGGACTATAAGTAGTAGTACTACTACAGGATTTACAGTAACATTTTATAATAGCAGTGCTACCGCTGCACAAAAAACATTCAATTGGATAAGTTCAGGATACTAAAATTATGGCAACACACGACTATAGCATAGCAAACCAATCATTTCCGGCAACTCGCTCGGACCTTAATAACGCACTAACTGCCATCAAAAGCAGTAATAGTGCCTCTGCAGCCCCCACGGCTTCTTTAGTACCGGGGCAGCTTTTTTACGATACTGCAAATAACGTATTAAAAGTATATACGGGCTCAGTTTTTGATGCAGTAGTATCTGGGTCTAACTCTGTTACCGCAGATATATTGAATATTGCAGGCAACGGTACTTCAGGGCAAATCCTAACCTCAGATGCTGATGGCTCGTTTTCATGGGCTACTCTAACTGCAGGTACAGGTCTTGATTTATCAGGTACGACATTCTCAATCGAGCCTGATTTAAGAGATGTAACGCATGTAGGTAATACAGGTGGCGAATATATACATTATGATGATAGTAATGGTTGGGTGCGCTTTTACCTTAACAATGCGGAAGATTTCCGGATGTTGTCAAATGGAGATTTCCACGCAGATGGCGATATAATTGCCTACTCAACTACTGTCTCAGATGAGAGATTAAAGACTGGTATTTCTACTGTAAGTAACGCTTTAGAGAAAGTTTCACAACTTAATGGAGTGGAGTTTACACGTAA